CCAGGCCGGCAGCGGTCAGCGGCCGCACGCCCAGCTCCGCCGCCTGCTGCAGCGCCCCCTCGAGCACCGCCGTGCGCGCCGTGGCCAGCGCATCCAGCACCTGCTCGATCTGGCCCATCAGCGCGCGCAGCTGTTCCAGCAGCACCCGCGCCCCCGTCGACGCCGCGGCAATGGCCTGGCGCACCTGCTCGGCCGCCTCGCCGTAGATGCGCACCAGCTCCTGCATCGCCGCCGCGTCCAGCCGCTCCATCGCATGGCGCGCCTGCTGGCTGGCGCGGCGGATCGCCGCCGCCGTGCTCAAGGCGCCACCCTCGCACCGGCGGCCTGCAGCCGGGCCACCAGCTCCGGCGTGCGCGGCGCCATCACGTACACCTGCCAGCCCGCATCCACCAGCTCCAGCAGCGAATAGGGCACCTGCAGCTCGCCCAGCACACGGCGCAGCTGCGGCATCGCATCCAGCGGCACCTCCACGCGCATGTCAGCCGCGGCCGCGGCCGCCGTTGCTGCCCGCCACGCCGATGGCCGTGGCGCTCTCCCCCTTGCGGGCGTTGCCCGGCGTCACACTGACGCGGGCCCCCGAAGGGTTGCCCCCGTTCGGGGGGGCCGGGGGGACCAGCGGGTACGGGTCCGCGCGCTGGCCCCAGGCCTCCACCGCCTCCAGCATCTTCGCCGGGTCGTAGCCCATCTCCGCCCACACCGTCGGCGGCGGGAAGCCCAGCGCCATCAGCTTCAGCGCCAGGTCCGCCACCTGGTTGGGCGTCTCCGTGCGGCGCTCATTGAAGCGAAGGGTGAACTCCTCCGGCCCGGCCACGATGCCGCGCAGCAGCAGGTGGATGCGGAACGCCGCGTCGTACTCGGCCGCCAGGCTGTCCTGCAGGTGGTCGATCTCGTCGTAGTAGTCGCGCTTCAGGTCATCGAGCACGTCGCGCGCCAGGCCGTCGACATAGCCGAACAGCCCCTTCGGCGCCGGCGTGCCCGCGAAGAACGTGTCCAGCAGGTGCACCACGTCGGCCACCTCGCCCAGGTTCTCGTCGCCCTGAATCGCGTTCACCGCCCCCTTGCGGTTGCTGTAGAAGTCGGTCGAGATCTCGCCCTTCTCGCCCTCCACCGCCTTGCGGTAGCTGTTCAGCTCGTCCTCGGTGGCGCCCTCCAGCACGTGGCTCAGCCGCAGCGGCGCGCGCTGGCGGCGGCGGATCACCATGTCCTCCTCCGTCATCACCAGCTTGCGCCAGGTCGTCACGCACGCGTCCAGGAAGGGGCGGCCCATCTCGCCCATGTCGTCGTAGCTCAGCGGGTCGAAGCGGGCCAGCTGCAGCTGCCAGGCCGCAAACGTGGCCAGCACCTGGCCGGTGAGCGTGTCGCGCTGCTCGTAGGCCCCGGCCGGGTTCTTGAAGCGGCCCGACATGTCCACGATGGGCACGATCGTCTCCGCCGGCATGCGCACCGCCGCCACCACGCGCTGGCTGTCGTCCAGCACCAACTGCAGCGGAAGGTTCCCCTCGCACACCAGGCCGCGCGCATCGCTGCGCAGCTTCTGCACGCGGTCCAGCTGCAGCCGCTGCTCGAAGGCCAGCCACTCGCGGCGCAGCGTCTTGCTGCTGGCCTCCTCGTGGAACTGCATCACCAGCCCCCCGCGGATGGTGTCGCGGCAGATGCGCCCGTGGATGCTCTTCACCCGGCCGTCGCGCGCCTCCATGTCGCGGATCAGCAGGATCTTGTCGCGCACCTCGGTGCTGATGGCGAACTGCCGGTACATGCGGCGTAGCGCCGTGTCGGCCGACACGCGGTCGCCGCGCTCACCGGCGGGGCGGCTGTACAGCGGCGACAGCGCCGCGCGCATCAGGTCGGCGCCGGCGGTGGCAAGGGTCTTCAGGTAGGTCATGAGGCGTCCTTCGTCTTCATGGCGGGGATGTCGGGCAAGTCGACGGCCTGCCCGGCCAGTGCGTGCGTGCAGTCGCCGAGGAACTGGATGCGGCCATCGGTGACGAAGCTGTGGCAGCACGTATCGGCGGTCTCGAACTTTGGCCGTGGAGCCGGGCATCCTGCGTCCTGCCATGCCTGCTCATCGGCTTCTCCCTTCGGCGTGTACCAATGCCCCCTCACCAGCACACTGGGCGTGAACGTCGGCTTCTCCGCGTTGCCGTTCCAGCCCCAGCGCGGCGCCGGCCCTTCGCCGGTCCAGACCAGGTGCATCTCGCGGCAACCCGGGCAGAAGAAGCCCAGGCCGCCGCCGGCGAGGTTGCGCAAGGTTCGTGACAGCAGGCCCATGGTTCAAGCACCCCCGCCCAGCGGCCCATGCACCCGCCGCGCCGGCTGCGTGAACTCCTGCACCGTGCAACGGCTCGCCGCCCGGTACCAGGCGCAGGTGCCGTGCTTCGACAGGTTCCAGACCTTCGCGAAGTCCTCGACGATCGCGCCGGCCTCCGGCAGCGGCGCCAGAAAGCGCCCGCAGGTGTCGCGCTTGGCGGCGCAGCCTGGCCGGCAGCGGATCCAGTCGGCGGGAAGGTAAGGCGTCATCTCGGCGGCCACACCAGGAACACCGCGGCGGCCACCAGCCACACGGCGGCAGTGACGTAGTGCCAGTGGCTGGAGCCCGTGGCAGTCCAGACACTGCAGCTGACGATGCAGCCCCAAAAGGCAACCTGTCTCGACTCCATAGTTCCACCCGGTCAGTTCAACAACGCCAGCCCGCTGCCCAGCAGCTGCTCGCGCCCCACCTTGCGGCTCTGGATCACCGCCGGCGCATCCTCGAGCCCGCGCGTCAGCAGCGCATACACCGCGGCCATGGTCGCGTCGAACAGGTCGTCGCCGATCTTCTGGTCCGCCATCTGGAAACTCGAGTAGCTGGCCTTCGTCGGCACCGCCTTCATGTTCCCCAGCTGCCGCACCAGCGCCAGCCATTCCGGCGCCTCGCCGTCCCAGCCCGTGTCCACGTAGGGGATCGCCGCCCGCCCGTGGTGGAACGCCTCACGCACGGCAGAAGCCATCACGTGCTTCGTCATCCCCTCAAAGCGCATCGGCGCAAACGCCCACCCGCTCCAGGCCGACGCATTGCTCTGCCCGTCGCCCACCGTCTCGCGGTTCACCGGCGTCAGCCCCTGGCGGAACAGGTCGTCATTCACCGCCGTCAACATGCCCACCCCGTAGGCATCGCCGATCGCATAGTCCGGGCGGAAGTAGTCCCACAGCGCCACCAGGTCGCGGCGCAGCGCCTGGTCGCTGGTGCCCGCCGGCCACAGCTTCACGTAGGGCAGCGTCAGCCAGTTGCCCAGCGTCTCGGCCACCACCAGCGCGCTCTTGCTGGCCGCCGGCGTCTCGCCGTGGCCGGTGTGGTCGTAGCCGAAGCTCAGCAGACCGCGGCGCTTGTAGCGCATGCCCGGCATCGGCTCCGCGCGCTCGATGCCGGCCTCCAGCCCCACCGCCAGCGCCTTGCGGATGTGCTCCTCCCAGATCCAGTTGCGCGCCTGGATGTTGCGCCCCAGGAACTGCCGGATGTACTCGTCCGGCGGCAGCTGCTTGCGCATGCTCTCGGCCCAGGCCGCGTCCAGCACGCCCAGCGCCAGGCCCAGGTGCACGTCCACGATCGGCAGCGCGTGGTACTCGCCCGTGTCGATCAGCTTCTGCAGCACCCCCGCGCCCTTGAACACCCCGCTGATGCGGATCTCGGGGCTGAACTTCGCCACCCCCGCATCCACACCCAGCCGGCGCGCCGCGCCCAGCATCGGCAGAAAGCGGCTCAGCAGCCGCTCCTGCGGCATGTCGTCCGTCTCCTCCAGCGACGCGATCGTGATCGAATCGCCGTCGATCTGGCTCATGATCCCGTAGGCCCCGCCCTTGCTGTGGTTGGCCAGCTCGAAGCCCGTGTCCTTCAGCTGCGGGCGGCCCTGCTTGTGGGCCACATAGGCGCTCAGCATCGGGCTGCGGCGGATGGCCTCCAGCATGTAGTCCAGGTTGTTCTGGCTCTGCTGCATGCGCGGCGCCACGATGCCGCATTCCTGGTAGGGCTCGGTGGCCAGGCGCTCCAGGTTGTACATCTCCTTCACGCTGGTCTTGCCGGTGCGCCGGCAGCTGTAGTCCACCGTGTTGCGGTGCCGGTCCATCTCCAGCATCTTCAGCACCTGCACCGGGTCGAGCTCCACGTTGTGCACGTGCTTGTGCCACAGCGCATGCGGCTTCAGCCCGCCCGGGCCCGGCGCCGCGTAGCGCAGGATCTCGTCCTCCGCCACAAGGCTGGAGCGCTGGCGTTCCGCGGCACTGAGCCTCACGATGCGCCGCCCCCGCCGGTCTGCGCCTGGTGCTCCAGCAGCACCGGGTCCTTCTCGGCCTTGGCCCGCGCCGCGCTCATCGTGCCGGGAAGCTTTTCCAGCGCCGCGGCCATGCGCTCGCCGAAGGCCTGCATCGCCTCGGCTGCCTGCACGCCCGGGTTCAGCCGGCCCTTCAGCTCGGCGTCCTCGTCCTCGGCCGCCTTCACCGTCATGCCCAGGTCAGCCAGGCTCAGGCCCAGGCGCGTCACCAAGTCGGCAATCGGCTTGAAGGCCGGGTTGGCCGCGTAGTCGTAGACGTAGCGCAGCTCCCCGTTGGCATCCACGTAGCTGATGCGCTCGTGCCGGCCCTCGCCGTCCTTGTCGAGCACCCATTCCAGCTTCGGCGTCTTGATCACCACCCCGTCGCCCAGCACCGTCTGGATGCACAGCTGCAGGCTGGCCACCAGCGCCGCGTGCAGGTCGCTGTGCACGCGGGCCAGCACCTTGGGGTCGCGCTGCTCGAAGGCCGCGTGGTGCAGCATGAACAGCTCCGTCTGCTTCACGCAGGCCGGCTGCGCGTCGCACCAGTCGCGGTCCACATCGCAGCGCTTGCAGAAGCTGTAGCCGTCGGGCTTGCTGGGGAAGTACGTCGCCGTGCGCGCGTTCAGCCCGTGCTTCATGCCGTTGAAGCGCGTGCGCAGCGCCTCCTCGGGCGTGGGGTGCCCGGCCAGGTTGGCCGCCGTGGCCGCCTTGCCCGCCGGCGTGCGCGGCCCGGTCGACGCCTGGTGCGCCTTCAGCAGCGCCCGCTCCCACGGCGCCTGCGGCTGGTGCTTCGCATCGCAGACCGGGCAGTTGCCGAAGTAGCGGTACGGGTGGTGCGGCGCGTCCTCGTCCGGCTCCACCAGGTCGGGCCTGGCCGACCAGGTGTGGCGGCACACCTGGCAGCGGAACGTCACCTGCTGCAGCTCATCGGACCAGTCCTTGCGCATCGTGGCCGGCAGGCTATGCAGCCGGGCCGGCCAAAGGCAGGGGGGCGCGGTGGCGTCAGGGCGGTGGCGGCTCCGCCTGGCGCAGCAGCTGCGACGCCAGCGCCGCCTGCTCGATCTGGTCGGCCATCGGCAGCAGCAGCACGCGCAGGCCGCGCACCGGCACTGCCGTGGCCGAGCCGCAGCCCGCCATCAACACCAGCAGCGCCTGCAGGCCATCGTGCACGTCGTGCAGGTTCGCGTCCACCTCTTCCAGGGGGTCGTCGTCATCGGTCAGATTCATCGGCGGGTTCCCAACGTTGTTGTTCTTGCAACCCCGTTTTAAGGTGTGCCCCCCTGCCTGGGTATCCCGCGATCCCGGTCCGGGGAATGCCCTAGTGAAACAGGGGGATCGAGCCGCTAGTGTCACGGTCCCAGCTTGTCAGGAGTTCGCTTTGGCACAAGTCAACATCGAAAAC